CCATATCTATTCCATATATCATTTAGTTGAAACATAACTTCACTATAACTTTCTGGAGGGTTGCATCTGTTAGCAAATGTCAATACTTGATCTTTTGCATATTCATAACTCTCCCCCCTCATTCTCATAGCAACCAACATCTTTACAAGATATTCATGCCTACCACCTAAACCAACACCCTTAACTTGAAAGTCTTTATTCCTTACTAAATTAGTAGGGTTATACTTAATTATTTTTTTCTTTGGTCTTTCTAGTCCAAGTCCATCTCTAATATCTTCCATTGTATATGGTGTCATAATATTTTGCTTAACTATCTTGACAGGGTATGGGTTCTTTTTATTGTGCCAAAAACCTGCAACCCTCATTATTCTTGGTAAATCTTTTACTGCTCTATCTGAACCAAACTTACTTGCTAATGCTTGTTGATAAAGTGTAAATGTTTTTAATGGCATATCCTCTACTAGCCAATAAGTATGAAACTTGTTAGGACTAGTATTTATTATAAAATGTGGAGGTATATTAAATTTATCTGGCATAGGTGTACCATCAAAATCACAGAATACTGCCCTTACTTTAGTAATGTTTTTTGTTGTTCTACCAAATAAATCAGTTTGATTTACTGTAAAGTATACACCTGCACCCTTTTTATTCAATGCAGTAAGTTCTTGAATGTGTTGATCTATTGTACCATGCAACTGTTTTATTATTTTTTTATTCTTGCCTTTATCACAAAAGGTTTGAAAACTATGATACTCACCAAATGCATCTAAAAAATCTTTATACTGCATTAGAAATACTTCCTATTGATTGTTTCTTTAACATACTTATCAACCATCTTCGCAGTTTCTTCTGGACATAAATTAAGTTCTTCAACCTTACCTGTGCTGAAGTAAACCTTTATTGACCACCCAAGTATTTTATCTGTTGGTTTTCTATTTCTACTGCTCATACCAATACCAAATAAATCCTATTAATAAATATATTAAAATTAATATTAATGTCATTTTAGGTTCTTCCATCTTATTTTTGCTCCAAGTTTTCCTGCCTTACTTCTCTTCACTCTATTAAGTTCTTGTTCTTTTCTTTCTTCTTCAGCTTGTATGCATTGTAGATATATTCTACCATTCTTTTCTATCTGCTTAAATAAATGTATTATGTTTGGCATTATAGATTTAATCTTATCTATTCTGCAATTACACATTCTACTTAATACTTCTTCATCATACTCTATCTCAAACCCTTGCCAACAATAGCAGTATAACAATACATAAGCACCTTGTTCTTCTAAGGATAACCTTAATCTATTAGGATTGCTTATCCAATCACTAGCATAAAATTGAAATGCAGGAGATTGTTCTTGACTAGTTGTTTTTCTCATAGTTGTTAAGTTAGGTTAAGTAAAATTATTTGTCAACATTTTTTTTTAAAATTAGTTGCTACTACTGTTATATCTTGTAGTGAAGGTGTAGTTGAAGATGAAGGTGAAGATGAAGATGAAGGGGATACTTTTGCCATTAGCAAAACTATGGCACTGTGCTATACTTGTGTTATAGCTATGCTATGGCAATGCTATGGCAATGCTATGCACTTGTAATGCTTATGTACTGTGGGTTTGCTAGAACTTTAAGTCTGGTCTAATATAATCTACTGTGTAATCACCTAATTTAGAGATTTGAAATGCTCTTAATTCTGGGATCACTTCCCACTTAGAAACAGCAGGGTGAGATATTCTTAACATTCTAGATAAATTCTTGCCACCACCATACTTGGTAATGACTTCTTGTTTTCTTTCAATAGCTAATTCATAGTTACTCATACTACATATATTATAATTTTATTAACTTTTGTCAATATGTTGTTGACATAATATTTATATTAACTTATATTAATCAGATAATTATAACAAAAGGGAAAATAATGAGCTTAATAGTAAAAGATGATAGCCAACAATCTAAATACCCTCAACTATCAACAGGGGTTCATAATGCAAGATGCATTAGAGTTATAGATTTAGGTACACAAAGAAATGAATATCAAGGTCAAGTATCTTGGAAAAGAAAAGTTATGATAACATGGGAGGTTCACAATAAAGATAGTGAAGAACCTTTTGAGATTAGTAACTTCTACAATAATAGTTTGTATGAAAAAGCTAACCTATCTAAAGACCTAACATCTTGGAGAGGTAGACCTTTTACAGAAGATGAAAAAAAAGGTTTTGATATAAGCAATCTTGTTGGCAAAGTATGTCAGCTTAATGTTATAGAAGGTAATAATGGTAAACCTAAAGTAGCTACAGTATTACCTACAAAAGATGAAGTTGGTATTCAACACAATAAATCATTAGTATTTAGTATTGACCAATATCAAAAGGGTGATCTAACTGTATTCAATCAACTAAGAGAAGGTATTAGAAACATGATACTGCAATCTAAAGAACTTGAAGGACAAGATCAAAGTGATGTAAAAGAACATGGTGAAAGTGATATAGACCCAGATGACACAGTACCATTTTAATGACGGCATGATAGAGTTCTATAACAAAGATGGATATTTAATTGATCTTAAAGGAACAGTTATCAAAGACCATAAAGGTAGAAGTGTATTTGTTCCAGAAGAATATAGAAAGTATTATAAGTTTTTAGATGTTTAAAATATTTGTCATAACTCTTTGGCTTGAGTATCAAGATAAAATGTGGGTGAAGTATGCTATGCCATTACAACCCAAGTGTAATGATGCCTTGTTTTATAATATACAAAGACAATTTGATGACACTCCAATAAACATTGTTGCTATTAAATGCACTAGAATAAAAGACTTTAAGATAGATAAAAGGATATACAGTAGATGAATTTAACTAATAAAATGAACCTTCCCCTAGCTATCAAGAGAGCAGTAGAGAATGATCCTTATGACCCCTCTGGATCAGATATATCTACTACTCGCTTGATAGCACCCCCCTTAATTAGATACCTAGAGATCAAGCATAAAGATGAAATAGAAGAAGATGTATCAGATAGAATATGGTCATTAATTGGACAATCAGTACATCATATTATAGAAAGAGCAGAAACAGAAAAAGATTTATCAGAAATAAGATTATTTTATAAAGATATAGCTACCACTAATAATTGGACAATATCTGGACAATTTGATTATATAACAGGAGATGGAGAACTTATAGATTTTAAAGTTACTTCAGCTTGGTCAGTCCTAGATGCCCTGCAAAATGGTAAAGATGAATGGGAACAACAATTAAATATATTAGACTTTTTAGTTAGAAAAAATCCAGATAAGGTAAACATAAAAATAAAACAATTATATATTATAGCCATATTAAGAGATTGGTCTAAACTACAAGCTAGTAAATCAGATAATTATCCTCAAGCACAGGTAGTCAAGATACCTATTAGATTATGGTCAGAAGAAGAACAAGAAGATTTTATTAGAGAAAGAATAAAACTACATCAACAAGCAGATATAAAAGAACCAGATGTATGTACACCTAAAGAAAGATGGAGAAAAGAAGATAGCTTTGCAGTTATGAAAGATGGTAGAAAATCTGCACTAAGGGTATTGCCTACACTAGAAAAAGCAAAACAATATCTTACTGAAAACAATATGAAAGAAGGTAAGGGTTGTATGATAGTACATAGAGCAGGTGAAGATATTAGATGTTCCAACTATTGTAGAGTCAATAAATGGTGCAAACACTTTAACAATACTATATTTTAACATACAATATTACAATGAAAACATTAAGAGTATTATCGTTAGGAGCAGGAGTTCAATCAAGTACATTAGCATTAATGATACATAAAGGTAAAATACCTATGGTTGATTGTGCAATTTTTGCTGACACACAAGCAGAACCACCAAAAGTATATGAGTGGTTAGAGTTTATAAAAAAAACAGTAAGTTATCCTGTGCATATAGTTACTTGGAGAAATTTAGAACAAGATGTATTAGATGCAAGTCAAGGTAAATATCAAGCATTTACAATTCCATTTTATACCAAAAATAAAGAAACAGAACAAAAAGGTATGTTAATGAGGCAATGTACTGCTGATTATAAAATTAAACCTGTAACAAAAAAAGTAAGAGAATTGTTGGGTTACAAAAAAGGTGAAAGAGTAGATTTTAAACAAGTTAAAGTTGAAATGTTAATGGGAATATCAACAGATGAAATGAGAAGAATGAGAATGAATAGACTTCGATATATAGATAATCAATATCCATTAATTAATGATCTTGGGATGTCAAGACAAGATTGTATTATGTGGATGAAAGACAATGGATATCCTATGCCTACTAAATCAGCTTGTTATTTTTGCCCATTTCACAGCCAATCAACTTGGAAAGAAATAAAAGAAAATGACCCAGAATTATTTGAAAAAGCAGTTCAGATGGATAAACAAATTAGAGATCAAGAAAAATATAAAATTAAAAATAAATTTAAAGATGACCTTTATTTACATAGAAGTTGTGAACCATTAGACAAAGCATTGGAAGATGATGGTCAGTTAGATATGTTTGATGGATTTAATTCTATCTGTGATGAAGGTATGTGTGGTGTTTAATATTAACTTAAATACACTTGCATAATCCATAAATACCCCTAACATTGTTGTTATGTGGGATAAAATTAAAGAAGTTACAACTACATGGACTATCTATAATTGGGTAGAAATTAGTTTACTACTGCTAATCTTGTGGAATGTTTGGTAGATGTTACCTATTGGTTCAATAGTAAGTGTAGCAGGAAAAATTATTGATCAGTTTGTTGAGGACAAAGACCTTAAAACAAAGATCAATGGTGAGTTAAAAAAACAAATCAATGAGCTTGATAAAAAACAAGCTGAAATCAACTTAGAACAAGCTAAACACCCAAGTCTTTTTGTTGCAGGAGCTAGACCTTGCATCATGTGGATATGTGCATTAGGTATCTTCACTAACTTTTTCTTTATGCCTATTGCTGAATGGATAGCAATTATGGTTGATCCTACTATTAAACTCCCAGACCTAAACACAGGGGAGCTTATGACTTTAACTTTATCTTTATTGGGGCTTGGTGGACTTCGTAGCTATGAAAAGTCAAAAGGTATAGCTAGAGATAACATGAAAAAATAATGTTTCACAATTTAGAAGAACTTAAAGAAAGAATTAAAACCCATGAGGGGTTCTGTGATACTGTGTACAAAGATACACTAGGTAAAAGAACCATAGGATATGGACACCTCTGCACAGATGATGAAGAATGGATTGATGGTAAACCCTATGATATGCAATATCTTAATGATGTTTTTGAGGTTGATTTCAATGAAGCTGTAAAGCAAGCAGAAAAATTAATTGGAAACACTATTATTAAAAACAAAGCAGCTGAAATTATAGTTGAAATGATTTTTCAATTAGGTATGGGTGGAGTAAGTAAGTTTAAAAAAATGTGGAAAGCATTAGAAAATCAAGATTATATAGAAGCTGCTAACCAAATGTTAGATTCTAAATGGGCAACACAAACTAAAAACAGAGCAGAATCCCTAGCTGAAATTATGCGAAGTCTTGCATAATCCTTAAAATATGCTACTTTTATACCTGTGGATAACTTAGGTAAATAAAATGTACAAAAGAGTTTTAGTAATATCTGATTTACATATACCCTATCACCATACAGATGCTTTTGATTTTTTAAAAGAAATTAAAAAAGAATACAAACCAGACTTTATTGTAAACATTGGTGATATGCTAGACTTTCATGCTATATCATTTCACAGCCATGACCCAGACTTATACTCAGCAGGACATGAGCTTAAAATTGCTCGCAAATATGTAAAAGAATTAGAATCAATATACCCAGAAGTTATTGAAGTAGACTCAAACCATTCTAGTTTAGTATATAGAAGAGGTATTAAATTTGGTATGAGTAGAGAGTTTATGAAATCATATGCAGACTTCTTAGATACAAAAAAATGGCAATGGGTAGATGACTTAACACTTACTCTATCTAATAAAGAAAAAGTATTTTTTACACATGGTAGAGCAGCAGATGTTTTAAAGGTATCACAAACAATGGGTATGTCAGCAGTACAAGGACATTATCATACAAAATTTTTAATACAATGGTGGGCTAATCCTAATAATTTATTCTTTGCTATGAATGTAGGTTGTTTAATTAATCAAAAAAGCATGGCATTTAGTTATGCTAAAAACTTTAAAACAAGATTTATAATAGGTTGTGGTATAATTATAGATGGAGTTCCTAGACTATTACCTATGATATTAGATAAAAAAGGTAGATGGATAAAAAAATTAGTATAACAGAATGTAAAATTCTAATGCTAAAAAGCCAATAACACCTATAGAAGCCCCAATCCACATTAACATATTTAATCGCTGTCTACGAGCTTCTAATCGTCTTTTAAGGGCATCTTTATGTGCCTTTCTTTGTCTTGCTATTTCTTTTTGTAATTGTTCCCATTGATGCAAACCATTAGGTGCATATAAAACAAATATTTCTCTAAGCTCATCTCTCATTTTTTTTATTTCCATTTTTCGTAAATGAGCAGCTATAGCATTTTGTTCTATACTACTAAACTTTCCAAATAAACTTTTACCTTTATTACTAGAATGTGTATCTATATGAGCTTCTGCATCTGCCCACTTCATAATAGGACTAGCAAGATCAGTTAAATCTTTGCCTACTTTTATACCTTGTTGTATTAATCCTATTGCAGACTTAGTTGCTGCAAATGCTGTAATTGGATCGATTAACATTACCCCTCACTTTTTTTTCTTATGCCTTGCTGCAAATTTTCTTGCTGCTTCTACACTACCAAATCCCCATTTTTTTAGTGCCAATGCTTTTCTAGTGGGTCTACCTTTACTATCCTTCATAGGACCTTTCATCCCTGCAAACCGAGCAGCAAAACTAACTCGTCTAGGATTAGTTCCTTTTTTAACAGGAGGTTTTAGATTAGCACCTTCTTTCCTTTTAAAGTATTTTCTACCTGCTGCTGTTAATCCACCTGTTTTACTTTTATGTTCTTTTCTCATATTACTTTCATTGCTACTACTAATATAAACGATACTGTAGATATAGTAGATGCCATAATTAACATTTCTAACCTTTTTATTCTACCTTCTAATTTTTCTAATTGCAATCTTGTCATATCTCTATACACAGCACATTCTCTTTCATGAGCTTCTAATTCAGTTGCTACATTCTGTATAGTTTTATTTGACATTTTTTTTATAACCCCATCTGTTTTCAGATTTATCCCAAACACCTTTCATAGCCTTTGGTATTCTTATCAAAAAATTTCCGAACCTTATTATATTTTTAGTTAACTGCATTACGAATCTTTCAGAGCCATAATTGTTAAAAATGGTTGAGTATATGTAGCACCTGCTCCACTTCCAGATTCTCCACCACCATCCCAATCTTGAATATCATGAAAAGCTGATTCATAAGTGCCACTATATTCTCTTGCTTGCATTTTCATTGTTTTATTAGATGTCCATGATGTAAACTTTGCTGTAGCTGTATCATTACTACTCGCATTACAATCAATTATATATTTAAAATCCATTAATATTCTTGCATGAGTTGATCTTACTGATTTTCTATATGCAGTAGCTTCATCTGAATCAACAAAAAATTTACAATGAGCTATAGGGCTATCATCACTTCTACTAAACATTGCTTGATAATGATATATGACTTTTGTTGCATCACTTGGTGGAGTATATGTAAAAGACGATCCTGTTAAATCTGCATAGGATGTAGTCATATCTTGTTGAGCAGTTACATTTGGCATAGTGTAAGTACCACTAGGTACAGTAATTGATCTACCATCACAAATACTACTTATAACTTCTATTATATTACTTCCTGTACTTATTGCAGTAGGTAATGCAGTTACTGAACTAAGTGTATTATTGTTTGCTCTTATAATAGCCATCTATCCTCCACTCGGTTTTGTTGGAAATGTTACGTTATCTACATCTTCTGCTGTATCATCATCAGATATAGTGCTTGGTAAATCTCTTAGTGCTTGTCTATAAGTTGTCATTTCTGTACTCATAGTTACATCAGATAAAGCATAATAATCTGTTTCTTTTAACAGATCATCTCTTTTCATTCTAAGATTAACCATTGCTCTGTCCTTAGCTCCATTGTTCCACTCCACATCCCTAGCTTCTAATTCAGCTATTTCTTCTGATGTCAAAGCAACTTGAACACCACCAACCATTTTATATTTATATGCCATATTTACCTACCAATCTCCATTATCACCTAAACTATTTGTCAAACCATATAAATCAATACGACCCATAATATTATTTGCACTCATAAAAATTCTAAATCCTGTTACATTTTGCGAACTATTACCAGAATATATGCCTGCTGAACTTACAGTTGATAAAGCATTTAAACTTGTATGATGATAACTAGAGCCTGTAGCATTCATTGTAAAATAATAAGGGGTAAAATCTACAAAACATTCCATATTATGTTCCATACCCGTTGCTGAACCTGAATAATTTGAGGGGTTTATAAACATTTTATCTAAACTTGTACTACCACCACCTGTTGTACTTGCACTACTTAATCTATGTCTATGATAAACATACTTATAAACATTGCCTGTTTGTATAGTGCCACTATGAAATACTTGCATAGCTATTGCACCAGATGCCCCTGTATCAGCTTTAACACCAGCAAACCTAATCATATATTTCCTATATTTTGAGAGATCAATTACATCACTAGTAGTAAAATCTAAAGTTGCTGTTGCTGTATGAGTTGTACCACTTAAATGAACATATCCACTACCTGCACTTCCAAAAGATAGATT